TGCGGGGAAGGCTCTTCACCTTCAGCCAGCTGGCCGATAAGCCGGAGGGCCGCTTTAATCTGGTCGAAGGCGGTTGCCATTCAAGCTCCTTATTCTGCCGCTGCTACCTCTACAGGTGGGCGGCTACGACGACGTTTGGGTTCCAGCTCGTTGACTGGCGCCGCTTCTTCGAGAGCCGAAGGCGTGTCGGGATTATACCGCTCCCATCCGTTTTGTTCATCAAAATCGGCCTCTAGCGCCATTGTGGCAACTTTGGAGCCGTGAACCGGGTGTCGGAGATAGATTGTCATAGGGTGTATAGGGGCCGAAGCCCCTACAAAGTTACACGCAGTGAACCAACGCAAAGTTAAGTACGACAGCTTCTGACAAAGAGCCGCCAGAAATGTTACGCACAGTAATAGAGACCGATCCTACACTTAACCCAGACACCCAGCAGTTGTATGAACCTGCAGTAGCGTCCGCAGCAATATTCAAAATAACAATATCGTTGGCGCTGATAAGCGAGTTGTTCAAAGTAAACGTGACGTTGGTTGTACCTGCCAACGCAGCGTTGTTCATTGTAATTTGACCGGCAGCCTTGTTCAACGTAACTGCGGTCGACTTGCTGGTAGCTTGCGTTACTGTACCTTGAGCAGCAGCGGTGTAGCCAAACTGTTCGTCAGACAGAATGTACTGGGCACCGACGATGTCTTGGTCTGTATACGCAACACCAATAGGTTTCGTATTAGACATGATTTATCCTCTAAAAAGCAGGGGCCGAAGCCCCTAGCATTAAGAAATGCGGTAGCAAGTCCAAGAATTATCGCCAGTCTTGCGCGCGCGGAAGTGGCCTGAAGTATTTTCAGCCACAGCAGCAGCGCCAACGATTGTCCAGCCAGTGCCAACCGCGACAGTCACATCATCTGTGCCGGCGTCGATATTGATGACGTAGAAATCAAACGAAGCGTTTACTTTGACAGCGTTTGGAATGCCTGCCTCAAGATCAGCCACGGTAGGCAAAGTCAGATTGCCTGCAGTGCCGTTGAAGGTAAACAGACCGTTTGAGAGTTGCGCAGCAGTTACGGTAGCAGCTGCTGTCAGAGCCGTAGGGGCGCTCTGAACAGACAAAACGGCTTCGTTGAGGTTGCCATCGCCAAGCTGGTAGCCACCAGCGCCATTAGGAATTGCCATGATAATTTCCTTTCAAATAAAGTCGTCAATGGGGGCCGAAGCCCCCACCAGTGCTTAGCCCCAGAGGCGGCAAGCCATTTGTGGACGGATGGTGCTGTAGCCGTACAGAACGTCGATACGGCAAGGCAGACGGTCGTTGTTAATGTCGTACTGACGAACAACACGCATCGAAATACCGTTGTGAACTTGGCGAGAAGCCATGTCCACGCCTTGTGGCATCAACAAGTCGGCGGTTGCGAAAGTGATCGCGTCCTTGTGGTAGACCAAGTTCTGCGGATAGGCAGTAGCAGCCGAACCCAACATGGTGACAACCGCACCCGATGCTGGCAGCGACGACACGGTAGCCAGTGCTTGGCTTGCCGAGTACAGTGCAGGCGAGATCGACAGAGTTGCGGTTGACGAACCGGTAGCAGCTGCAGTTACGGTGAACTGTTGCAACGAACCGGTGGACTCGCGAGTTTGTGGGTTGACAGCATTAACACCAGCGATGGTGAACACGTCGCCGACGTTCCAAGTCTTGGATGAGCCAGTAAAGCTAATCGGCAGGGTCGACTGACCTTCGGTCGTGACAGTTGAAGTCACGGTGATCGAAGTACCCCAGTCACCGTTGGTGTGCTGTTTGATCGACTGAGACATGTTGACTTCATCAAAGCCCAGCACGCCCATGCCCATCATGCCGTTCTTGAACTGGCGGCTGATGGTGTCGGTTGGGTTGAACAGGCCTTTCATGCCTTCAACCAGACCAGCGTTAGCAGCTGGGTTAACGGTTGCGTAGCGTGGCGACATTACCGCCGCGTTTTCGTTCAGCTTCTGCTGAGCTTGCAACAGAACGAGCGAAGTCGAAGGCACGGTGCCAGGAGTACCGACCGAGTTGAACACGTTTTTGTATGCGTTAGCAACGTCTGCATCGATGCTGGAAGCCAGCTGCGAAATACGAGGCTTCAATACACGCTCTGCGAAGTCATCCAACTGCATGGTAAGTTCAGCAGAGGTGAAGTTCACGCCAATATGCTTCTGCGAAGCAACAGTCAGGGTGGTGAACTGTTCGTTGTCGTCCTGCACTTGCAGAGCGGCACCGTCGGTTACCAACGCGCGATCTGGTAAACGGATACGCAGTGTGGAACCAATTTTTGCGCCTTCAACGGCGAAAGAGTCGTCGTACTGACGATTGACGTTACGAGTGAGCACCAGGTTGTTCTCGAGGATTTCGAGAGCCTTGCGGGTGATCATGTCGATGGTAAGAATCGAGTTTGCCATGATTTATATCCTAAAAAAGTTAGCGATTACGTTGAGCTTCCCACTTCTTCATTTGGCGCTGGCGATCCGCCTCAATCCACTCTGACGTACTCATGTTTTTAATTGCACGAGGGTCAGTCGTATCATAAGACGGCGATCCAGAGCCTCTACCCGATATGGGCGCGATAGGCGGTGGGGCGCTTGTCGTTTTCTTCAAAACCGGCTCAGAAGCAATTTTTGCTTCAATTCGGCCAATTTCTTTAGCCTGTAAGATAGGCGAATTCAGTGCGGCAATCCGCGCGGCTTCTTTCGGATTTGAACCCAAGTAATACGCAATATCAGGGCCAATATCCGATGCTTGAATCGTCTCAGCCATCGCGTTAGAGATTGGCAGCTTTGGGTTGTAGGCGACTTGTTCAAAGTCGTCATACTTACCTCGAGCCTCTTCTTCCCTATCGTGATACGCCTCAAGCAGATCCATCTTCTGCCGTTCGAGTTCACGCTTGGCCAGCAGCTCTTCAGCTTTACGCGTTGCTAGTGCATCGGCATACGCATCAACGGAATCAAACTGTTCTGGCGGCGGTAACTCTGCAGGCGCAGGTGCTGTTTGCACTTTGCGACTCTGCTCGCGTTCCCACTTCCTTTGCTCTCTTGCAAGCCGTTTGCCTACGATGGCATCCAATTCTTCTTGTGTGAAGGTCTTGGTCTGCTGCTCGTTTGGCTGGTCATTCTCCGGCGCTAGTGTTTCTTCAGCTACAGGCTCTGCCGTCGGTGCCTGTTCTGGCGCGGGTGAATCCGCTAACTGATTTTGAAGCTCGTCTGACATTGTCGATTCCTAAAGAATCCCTGACGTACCGCGTCAGTTCGGTTTGGGGAGAATTTACTCCCAAATTACTGTTGCAGCAACTGTTCCGCTAATTACTACATAAATTCCGTTTTTGGCGTACGCCCCGTCCAGCGGCAGCAGGTACGATGTTGCTGCCGTTGGGGTGAACACGCCTAGAATAGTGGTGGTAGTCGTTGCGGCTGCCGAGTCGTAGACCGTGATGGTCGGCGTGCTCGATGCGGCGCTGACAAAGATGCCTTTCAGCTTACCGGCCATCGGCTTGATGTTGGCAGACGCAGTGATGTAGGTGTAATTGGCCATGATTTACCTCAAGCAAGAAACTTCAATTTGTAAATCGTGGACAAGTACAGCCCAACGATCTCATCAATAATGTTTTGTAGCGGGCTGTCCGCCTTATCGACGACCTTGTACCGCATCTCTTCGATTTCTTCAAGCTGGTCTTGCAAAAACTCCAAGATGTTGCCCGGCTTTTTGGTCGACTGTAGCGAAATGGCGCCAATCAGCCCGTGACGGCCTTGGTAGGCTTCCGCAAACTTGTCCGCTAAATCAACAATATCATTGTAGAAACGGCGTAACGCCTTGTGTTTAGCATAGCTGCGGGTGTTCAAATGCACCGAATGAGCCACATCGCGGCCCAAAAACAGAATACCTACGAAGTTTGCGCAATTCATAGTCGTGGTTCCTCAGGTGGCATTTCGCCCATTTCCGGCGGCATCATGCCCATTTCCGGCGGCATTTGTTGCATGTCAGGTGGCATCATGCCCATTTCCTCACCCATTTGAGGCATTTCGCCCGGCAGTTCTAACCCACCCTCGCTCATCGCCAAGTCGCCAGTGCTCATGATGTCGCGCAGGGTCTGCATGACAACGTCTTGCACCTGATCGGGCGACATAGCGGCGCCGACCGCCGACAGACGCTGCGTCTCGGCTTGGTAGGCCTTGATTTCGGCCTCGAAATTCTTGCGCTCCAAGTCCTGCACCTCGACCGACTGGCCAACGTTCTGCAGCATTTGTTGCATTTGCTGCAGCTCTTGGCCCATCGCTTCCATCTGCTGCTTGGCCATCTGCATCTCGGGCGACTCGTCGCTGCCTTCCAAAATCTTCGGATCGATGATCTTGGCAAAGCGTGCCGCCATCTCCTGCGCGCCAGGCCAGTCCATGTTTTTGATGAACAAGTCGCCTGCAACCTGCCAGAGCTGCGGGTTGGATTGCAGGATCATGCCCATTGCGTCCAGTGCTTCCTGACGCTTGGTCAGGTAGGACGGGCCGGTGGTCACCACCACGTCGTACTTACCGACGCTGGGGTTGTAAATCTTATCGATGACGATGTCGTTCTGGTCACGAATCTCTTTGACCGCTTCTTGCTGCATCGGGTCGAGCTTAACCATCTCGGTGTCGCCGTCGATGCCAATGATGCGGGCAATCCGCTGGGTGTCGTAAATCTTCGGAATCAAACCAACAATTTGACGGGTAACGTGCCTAATAGCCCGCGCCAGATTGTCCACGTAATGATAAGTGCCAGTATCAGACTGACGCTCGCGCGCCATAATCGCTTTGCCGGATCGCTCGTTAGACGTTGCGCCCAAGCTCGTATCGTACTGGCCAGTCGTTGACTTGATATCATCAGACGCCCCCATCTTGGCTTGGATCAGCCCTGTCTGCGGTAGCGGCGGTGCGGCGCGCTGCGGTAGCGGCAGCACGGCACCCGAACCATCCGTCACGTCGGGGTTGACCTCTAGATACGGCCAGTTCTGCGTGTTGGCCGTCTTCCACTGCATCTCATAGCCTTCAAACTGGCCACCATACCCAATAAACGGCGCCTTGGGCGCCAAGGCCAGCATTTCGGCTTCTTGGCTTGTCCAGTAGTTGTACATGCGCTGGGCATCCTTGGCATTACGCACCAGCCCCGACACGTACAGCTTGCCGTCGACTTCAAATTCATTACCAATGACACGGATCACCGGAATCCAGTGGCCTGCCCAGTCGTTTGACTCGAGCATCTCATAGCCGTTGGTCTTGCACCACTTGACCCGCTTGGCATTCACTTCGCGGGTGCGGATAGGCTTGATGCCCATCTGCTTCATCTGCTTGGCCTCGGGCGAACCTTCGAACGCCGTAATGTTGCCTGGGTACAGGTGCAGCGTGGCCTTCTCATACTCGATGTAGTAATACTCAGCAATCCTCACGGTATCCTGGTTGATCCAGACCGAGATCGACTGGTCGCCCACGCCTTGCGCCTGTAGCGTTGAGATGGGGCTGGCGTCTGGGAACATGCGCTCGTAGTCGGAACGCTGCAGGTCTTCGGTAATGAAGCACCACTTGGCATCCGCACCGCACGGGTCTTGGATGGTTGGATCCATGTAGACCGAAAAGCTGTTGCGGATGCGTGCGATCTTGATGTCTTGATCAAACGTGTCGTCGTCGCAGTATTCCGTCAGGATGCGGATGTACCCTTCGCCGTAGCTGACTTGGTTCTCGCAGGCGGTGTCGTAGGCAACGTCGGCGTCCGAGATGTATTCGATGTGCCTGACCATGCCGTTGTAGATTTCGGCAACTTCAGGGTCAGCGCGGTCGTCAGCGGGTATAACTTTGCCGCTCGGACGGTTTTGTCTTTGGTCATTGGTGACCTGCCGTACGTGCTGGGGCAGCTTGTTAATTGTCAGCGTCGGGCGGGCGTTGATGGTCTGCCCTTGCACGGCGCCACGCGTTGCCAACACGTCCGCTGGCCACTGCCAGTGGTTATCAGGTGAGCCTGCGTAGAAGCGCAGGTCGTCTAGTTCGTCTTCCCGGCTCTCAGACAGCGCAGAAATGGCCATAGTTAGCCGTTTGCGCATAGTCGACAACACATCCTGTGTGTCTTTCTTCATGTCGTCTGACGGCGGATTTCCGCCAATATCAGCGACTTTTGCTGCCTTATTTATGCCGGTGTAGTCCATTTATTCGGTGGCCTGTTGAGGTCTTGCGGCGTAATCACGCAAATCCTGCTCCATAATCTGATGCAGGCGTTGTTCAGCAGCTAAGGCTTCCTTAACTGTTTTGTACGTCGGGAATTTTATGCCGGATTTTATGGCAAATCGCATGGCTTGCGGAATATCTCGCACTTGGCCGTGCCAATATGTCGGCAAAATCATGTGCCCACCGTCCGCGCCAATCACAGACCCTTTAAACGTCGTCATCGACCCGTCAGGGTTGCGAAGCCCTTTACCTTGATACAGGTTCGACCGGTGGTAGTCGATGACTGCTTGTTCGGAGGGCGAAAGTTCCATTTATTTTGTCTTTTTGGCGGGTTTTGCCGCTGCCCGCTTGGTTGCGTACGCGATCGCGACTGCCTGTTTGACCGGCTTGCCGCTCTTGACCTCGGTACGGATGTTCTGTTTGAAGGCTTTTTCCGATTTTGACTTCATCAGCGGCATGTTACTTCCCCTTCTTCGCCGTTTTGGCCGATTGCTTGAACGCTTTAGCCGTCGGTGCGCCAGCAGCGCCCGGTTTACGCATCTTTTCGCCGCTTCCAGCCTTGATGCGCTCACGTTTAGCGTGAATGTTTGCGTAGAGTCCTGGGTCGCCTGGCTTTTTCATCAGCATTTCCACCTTTTCAATGACGCTTTGGCACGTTCGCCATCTTTCGCCTTCGCCGCTACGGCACCCATGCGGGCACAAAACGACTTTTTACGTCCTTCATCCGCTTTCGTCTTCGGGCTGGGCGCAGGCGGCTTCAGGTTCGACCCCGTCTCGCGGTTGTACTTCTCCCGCCCCTTGGCGGTCAGCCCCGCGCCCTTACTGACCGGCAGCTTCTCGCCCCGTCCAACGCTTAGCGACACGCCTTTCTTAGCCATTACGCCCCCATCCAGCCGGTCGCGGCTGCTACGCGGGGCGTGTAGCCATCACTGCGGCGTGCCGCGCGCTCATAGCCTGACTCACGGCTGGCCACCGGGAACGCGAACGTCACCGCGAGGGCGTCTGCTGCATCCGGCGAGGCGAGACCGCGTGACTTCATCTCTTTCTTGCCTTCCAAATAGATCGTACCCGACGAGTCGGGCTTCTTCATCGGGCCGGTCAAGTCCGCTTTCAACTGCCGATCATTCGGGATGCTGGCCGTTTTCAGCCACTCCTTCATCGCGCCCCACATCTCGGCGCGCTTGTTCCCCCACATGACCGGCTTGCTGGACTTCCAGCCGAAGTTCACTCCTCGCACCTTGTATCGCTGTTCTTTTAACCTGTCAAGTATGCCGTAGCCAAGACCCCCTTCGTCGATGATTGTCAGTGCTGGCCGGTACTCTTCAATCGCGTCAATCACCCGTCCGACGGTCGTCATGGTGTCCTCGCCGTGGTAGCGTTTGATTGCTACCAGGTCGCGTCCTTGCCGGACAACGATGACGGTTGCGTCCGCGCCGCCGCGAGCTGGGTCAACGCCGATAACAATTGGCGCCGTTTCGTCCTTGTAGCGTGGCCGACCGGCGGCGTCGTCGATAGCACTCGCACCAATAAACTGATCTTCGCCAGCCGATGGAAATTCACCGTAGACTTCAACCCGAGCCTGCGGCGAATCTTCGCCATACTCCGCAATGATCTGCTCATATATCTGCTTGTCCGTATCTTCGACTGTGCGTGAGTCGATGTTCTCCGTCTGCCAGAAGTTGCGCTTGGCATGGAAACACTCGTAGAAGTAGCCTTGGTTGCGCCGGGGGTTGGAGAACGCAAACCAGTACCGGTCTAGGATCGGTTCGGTAAAGAAGCCCGCACCGACCGACCAGATGGCGTCCGGTATACCAGATGCCTCATCAAATATCAGCATCATGCCGTCGTGGTTGTGGACACCCGCGTAGCTGTCGGGATTCTCTTCCGACCACAGCTTGCCCTCAGCCGCCCAGTAGCGCGTACCCTTCTTCAAGTCGCGCTCGACCAGCTCAGTCAGCCACTTGGCAGGCGTCAGCTTGGTCGCGCTGATCTCCCACCAGTGGTTGTTGATCACCATCGCTTGCCACTTAGTCAACTCGCCCCACGTGACTGAGCGGAGCTGCGCTTCTGAGTTGGCTGACACGATCACGCTTGATCCAATGCGGGTGGTCAGCATCCACAAGACAAGCCAGCTGACTAGAGCCGACTTACCAATACCCCGGCCAGACGCCACCGCCGTTCGCAGGGCGTCCATGTCGACTTGACCTTTGTTGGTCTTGATGTGCGTGGCGATGCGTCGCAGTATCTTGCGCTGCCAGGTGCGCGGGCCTTTGAACTTGGCCAGCGGTGTGTTGGCTTGCCCCCACGGGAACGCGAACAGCACGAACGCCTCGGGGTCGTCGGCTATCTGTGGCGCCCATAGGCGCGCCATCAGTAGCTGTTCGCCCTCGGCGTCATAGATCGGCTGTTGTGCCATTATTTACCTAAGTTAATGTTTACCGGCCGACCAGTGCCAGGCGGCATTTTTTCCCCAGCATATCGACGCAATATGGCGTAAGGGCTATAACTATCCATATTGGTAGGATTAAAGTCGTAATCATCAATCGCACGCAAATTGCCATCAGCGTCGCGGACGTATTTAAATCGGCCTAGCGTAGCGGCGGTGTTTCCTAAAGGATTAGTTATAGCAAGAATAGACGGCGGCAGATCTACAAGCGGCAATATTTCCTCTTGCAGCATCTTTCTCTTTTGATTTACGTAATCTTTGTACTGCACGTTGCCTCGGCCTTGGGTTGACTCAATAACTTGCCGTATCTTTTTAAGCTCGTCCGGCGAAAAGTCCGCTTCAGTAATTGGGTCACGTTTGCCTTGCATCGACTCAAGAAAAACTCGCCCTGCAGTAGGAAACCACTGCGCAGGGGTGTTTTGCACAATGTAGTCTAACAACCGATTGCTAGGCTGCGGTGCGAGTGCGTTCGTTGGCTGTGGCATGTTCCAGATACTCCGGCTTCTGTTCGGTGATCAGACCGTCGATCACGCGTTCCTGCGCCTGTTGCAGCGCCTGCGTGATGCTGATCCGGTTCGTGATGTCGACACTAATCTCTTGACGTGCTGTCCAGCCGTGGCTGTGTTGCAGTATAGCCAGCGCCGCCTTGCTGTCGCCAGCACGGGCTGCCTCACGCAAGTGCATGGACGCCTCCATCTCGCTGTCGGCGCGGCCCTTCTGTTCTGCCAT